TATTTAAAGTATCTGCTATATCTGCTGTTGTAGCATCTACCCCACTTGTTACAAGGCCTTTTGCATCATATGTAATTTTTGTATTAGTAGCTCCTACAATAGTAGTATTTTTTACAACTAATCCACTTAAATCTTGATCTCCTGTATTACTACCACTTAAAGTTGTAATACCTAATATTGTTTTGATTCTTGAAATATCAAAATAAGATACTATAGCACTCCAAACAGGGAATTTAGTTGTACTAGCACTATCTGTAGTGGAAGTAGACTTATTAGAGGAATCTTCTTTTAAACCTATTGCAGTAGCTTGTAAAGTAGATATAGGCTTATCTGCATCACTGGTATTGTCAACATTATTTAAACCTATTGCATTTTTATCTAAAGTTTGAAATGTTTTATCTCCTCTCCAATATTCAGAGGAAGTGCCACTTGTTATAGCAGGTTCTTTAGTTAATAATCCTGCATTAACTGCATCTACTGTTGGGTAATTTGTAGTACTTGAAGTTAAATTATTTTGCTTATTTAAAACATTTTCTGGAGTGTATCCTAAGGAATCTTGTTTACTTGATAATCCAGTATTTACTGCATCCACAGTAGGATACTTTATAGAGCTAGGCGTTAAGTCACTTTGTTTATTTGCTAGATCTTCAGGAGTATATTCTAAAGCATCAGTTACATCTGAACTTAATAAATATACATCTCCTTGTCTTTCATTAAAAGAATTTACTCCTGTAGATGTATTTATAACTTTATTAATCCATGTTTGAGAAACACTATCATAAGATAATACATCTCCTTCTTGTAAATTTTCAAAACTTAATCCTACTAAGTCATCTATATTTGGTGTAGATAAATTATAAAATCTATTATTTTGTCCATCCCAACCATAATATTTACCATCTGTTTTAAGATAATAAACATAAAAAGGGTATGCACGTTCAGGAAGACTATTTAAAAAATAAACTTGCATGTTTAAATTTTATTTTTTTGTAGTTTTCTTTACTTCTTGGGCTCTCATTAAAACTTCTTTTAAATTTGTCCAAATGGAAAATCCAAAAATAATTTTTATATTTTCATCTATACTCTTTGCTTCTACAAAACATAAGGATAGTGTTATTAATTTAGTTAATAAATAATTATTTTGATAATGTAATTTTGTAAATTCATTTATTAAATTATAATCTATTATAAAAAATGTTAATACAGTTAATTGATAAAGTAAAAATTTGCTAATAATTACACTTGCTTTTCTAGATGTAACAGATTCCCACCCTTCTAATTTAATTGCTTTAGTAACTCCTAATATAGTATCCAAAAAAATCATGGCACCTACAGCTAATAACAATCCATATATAGGAGACACAAAGGCAATCAAAGAAATTAATAATGTTTTTAAATAGGTTACTATATTAAATTCGGGTATTTTCATTATTTATAATTTTGCCTTTACTATTAAAGTGTTATTTAATTAAAATTTATTATTGGTGGTTTAGCAATATATTCAATAGTAGGTAAATCTTTTACCCACAATACATCTTCATATACTGCATTTAAAACCTCTTCTTGGGATATAATCCAGTTATTATTATTATCTTGAATAGGATTAAAAAATGTATTACTAAAATAATACTTTCCTATCAATGAATTTTTTTGCTGCTCTGTTAGTAAATATACTATCATACGTTTCTGCTTAATGTAGTTTCAAATGTTTCTATTGCTGCCCTAAAATTAGCTTCTTCACTATCACTAAGTGCTTCTTGAATACTAGCAAAAGCTAAATTTGCTCCTGAATATTCTGCTGATACTTCATTGTTTGAAGCTAATAAATAATAATTAGCATTTAAATTACTTACATCAATTCCTGGAACTGGTATATAAACAATTCCTGGTCTGTAATATTTAAAATCAAGTGAAGAACTTTTGCTCATTGTAAAAAATCCTATTTGATTTCCTGCAATACTTCTGCTAGATTGTACAAATCCTAAAGTAGAATAATCATCTCCTAAAAACTCAGGATAAAACCTATTAGATGCCTGTCCAAAAGCATCAATTACTCCCATTGGAGACCCAACTGTTAATACATTTCTAAGATACATTGAAATAGACTTATTATCATTTGCTAAATGAATAATATCATTTAAGTATGTGTCGGCATATCCATTTACTCCATTGCTTGTTATACCATTCGCATCATGAGTTATTCCCCCATTAAATGTTAATCTAAATGCTTCATTTAAATCTCTAGGGTCTTTTAAATTCCACTTATGGGTACTATCAGTGCCCCCAACTAATGGGTAGATAGCTTTCATTTTACTCCATATATTGTCAGCTTTCATTTGAACTACTAAAGTATCAATAGCTCCAGAAATAGTATTGTCTGTAATTCCCGCAGCAGTTAAGAAAGCTTGTGCATCTGGGTCTAAAGATGGTCCAAAAGAATATGGATTAATTATCATCTAGTTCCTATTAAAGTTATTTTTAAACCTGCAGCAGTTCCGCCCCCTATTTGGTCAATGTCTACAGTAATTTCAGCATCATCAGTTAGTGAAGATGTTACAATTGTAGCAGGTACTGAAGCTGTAGTACTTGTTTTTTGAAAATTATCAATAGTTAGTAGTGTACCTAAAATAGAAGTTCCATTTTGGTTTATATCAACTGTAAAAATAGGCCCACCAGTTTGGTCAATTGTTAAACTTGCCCTTACTTCAGTAAGTGTAAAAGCTGTTGGAAGTCTAAAAGTAACTTTTGATACTCCAGGAAATAAAGGAGTAAACTCATCACTTGCTGCAACCTGAATTTCAATTGGGATAGTTACTGTTTGTAAAACCCAAACAGCTGCTCCAGTAGTTGCGTCAGTACATGTGTAAGTAGTATTATCATCCAATGTCCATAATGAACCCATTCCATATCCTTTTGTGTTATCATCATTAACTGTTGGACTAGTAATAAGATTATATAATGATTGTCTAATTCCAGTACCATTACCATCCATTACATACAGCCTTCCAGCTTCCCACTTTAATTCATAACCAACTGCACAAATTTGAGCAATACCCTTAGTTCCCCCAAGTCCTGCATCTATAGTGCCCTCTCTTAGTCTTGAAGTGTTTGCAAAATACAATCCTTGTAATGTATCAAAATTTATATCATTAGCTCCAGATGCATTGCCTACACTTAAAACACTTGATAAGTTTTGACTACCTCCACCACCTGCAGTAATCCAATCTCCCTGTTGATTTAAAACTAAGCCTGCATTGCCTAAACTAGAAATTCCTAAACAATTTTTAACTATACAACAAAAGTTAGCACAACTGCTGTATAATAAATTATATAGTTTAGTTCCTGCTGTGTAACCAAACATAATTAAAATATCTGCTCTACTTAATCTTTTCATTTATTTATTTTTTTAATATGTTTTATTTAATATGAAAATATCACTATAAATGTTATTAGTTGCATTATTGCTTCCCCATTGTACAGTTACGTCTATTGTGTTACTTATTGTAGTATTGAAGGTAGTATTATTAATAACATTAAATGCAAATCCCTGAGTTGCTGCATTGGAAGTTTTAATATAATGAAACGAACCTAATGAAACAATAGAAGCTACCGTTGCACCACCTATTTGTCTAATCGTAAAATCAATATTTAAACTCCATACATCATTGATAATTGAATTTGTTAAAGTTTGCACTCCGCTATCCAATAATACAACACCATTTGATTTAGTTCTTATTCTTATAGTTTGATTATTCGCTGCATTCATAACTCCGCCAAAAATAGCTCTAAAGCTATCCCCTACTTGAAATCCATTCGCAGGCACAGTTAATGTACCTACTCCCCCATTAATTAAAGTACTTTCTACTGTTGTACCTGTTATAGGAATGCTATTGCCAGTTTGTGCAAATAATCCTTCTAAACCCGCGGGACCTGGTACTCCTTGTATTCCCTGTATTCCTTGAATACCTTGTATTCCTTGTAAGCCTTGTGGCCCCTGTAAATCTCCTACATCTTCCCAAGCATTTGTTGCTGTGTTCCATACATATAATGAGCCATCAGATTCTATAATCCAAGCTTCTCCAGGATTTCCTGGACTTCCTCCTGCACCTGCTAAAAATGAAGCAAGATCAGGATAAGAACCTAATACAGTTAAAGCTGCACCTTGAGGGCCCTGCACTCCTTGAATACCTTGGATACCCTGTGGCCCCTGGGGTCCTTGAGGACCTGTTGTAGCACTCCATTCTCCTTGTTGGTTTAAGTATAATGTTGGACTGCCTAAAGGACTAATTCCTAAACAGTCTTTTACTATGCAGCAAAAGTTGGCACAACTACTATACAATAAGTTGTATAACTTTCTGCCTGCTTTATAACCAAAAAGATCTATAATTTTTTGCTTAGTCATTATATAAAATATAATTTTTTATTAAACTAAAGGTTCTATATAATGATTAAAGTTTGGTACTTCTATTTTTAAAAGAGGATAATTATTATCATCAAAATCATCTTTAATTTCTTGCCAAGTTTTTAATACTTGTTGAGATTCAAGTGATTGATTTACAACTAAAAATCCATTTTCATAAACTGGAAGAGATAATGGTATTTGTTGAGTTTTATATAAATATTGTACATAATTTGCTGGCACATGGTAAAAACTATATAATTGTAATATTGTTGAAGTACCAGGGGCTTCTTCATCTAATTGATATATTACACTCTTAGTTATATAATCATTTAATGTAGCCATATTTTGAAAAAGGCCATTATAAGATTGAATAGTTTCTATTAAAACTGAATTATTTGTATTTAATGGAGATACATTTTGTATTATTAAAACTGTTGAGTTATTTTGATCTGGAATAAATATTGCTTGATTAGTTGTTTGATATTGAAAATTTATATCGTCTGTATATACTTTTATTTGTATCATTTTAATTATTTTTTAATTTATTATAAAGTAATTATAAAATTTGTGGAGAAGTAGTTGACCATCCTGACATAGTTGTTCCTCCTTGATCGTAAGAAAAAGGTTTCAATAAAACTCCTGGAATTAATTGATTGGTTATTGTTGGATTTTTATAAAATTGATTATCAAGCACAATAGCAGCTGCAGTAACACTCCACCCATAAGCTAATTGACCACTATATCCATTAATTACATAAGCTAAATCTGTATAAATGCTTGCATATAATGAAAGTACTGCATTTCTATCTATGGAAGCTGCTATGACAAAATTTTCAAAATAACAAAGATTAGATAATATTTTAGAGTTAGATGAAGAAATAAATACTCTATTTCCTGTCCAATTTAATACACTTCCTGCAGAATCAACATACTGAATATTTGGAGCATATAAACTAGTATTTCTAACTCTTAAATTAACCGCTGCTATATCAGAGTTAACACTTGCATAAAATACTGCTCCATCTATACCATAATCAACTGTATTTTCATAGCCTGTAGGACTATTTTCTCCATCAAAATTATTATCTCCTGATACATAAAGACTAGAATTATTTGCTGCTACAAAAACGGTACTGTAAATATTATTAAATTTAATATTACCAAAATAACTAGAAGAGCCTACATCATTTATACAGATTGTTGAAAAATTATTAAATTTACAATCATCTGCCCTTAAAGATGCAAAAGAAGAAACATAAAATGGAACTTTAATTTTAGTATTATCTAATGCAGTATTAAATTCTAAATTATCTAATTGAAGTTCTGCTTTTTCATTTATAGAAATGTAATAATAATTATTAATTGTAGTTTGAGTTGGTAAAATTACAGTACAATTATTTATAAAAACTTTTGAAAGATTACTAACTTGTAATCCTGATAAATTATCTACTGCAGAAGTTAATGTTAAATTACGCATTGTAAATGCTGCTTGATCTGTAACTATTATAGCAGATAAACCAGTATTTATTGTAACATTTGTTTTATTTCCTGTTTGACTTTGAAATATTAAATTATATTGAAATTTATTTGTAATTAACAAATTGGCACTTAAATTATATGTCCCAGTTTGTAATGAAATAATAACTTCTTCTTTAGCAAAATGATATTTAGCTATTTCATCTAAAGCAGTTGGTAAAGTATTAAAAGGAGCTGGTTGAGATGATCCTACTAAAATAGTATTACTTAATTGCCAAACAGGTTGTCTATCACTTATTAATCCTTCTAAATCAGTATACCAACATTTAATATAATTCCATATATTATTTAAAGCTATAGTAACTGGAGTGCCTGTAGTAACAATTGTAGTACTATTATCACAACTTTTTATATCTGCTCCTGTATAATCTATAGTATCCGTTGATGGAGTTGCAGCACATTTAACTGCATTCCATAATTGAGATAAAAAAGTATTAAAGTTTGTTCCTCTAAAAAGAAAATCATCTCCTTCACAATCTTGTAGATTATCTCCTGTATAAATTAAGCAATTTGTAGATTGTAATCCACAAGGACATTCTTCTGTAAATTGTTCAGTAGTACAAGTACAAGTAGTTGTACAATTACAAGTAGGAGTTACTTGAGTACAACTTTGACATTGTGAACAACTAGAACAGTTACAATTTGGATTATTATTACACATATTATATATTTTTTATTATTATTATTTATTATTATTTATTAGCATCCTAAAAATTGAATAGGAATACCTGCAATATACAATGGCTCTATATTTATTGGTGTTGGACTAGGGTTTCCTATAGTTGAAGTAAAAGTTCCTGTTACAGTGGAATCTACAGTAAATGTATGGGAATGTTCTCCTGATGGACTTACCATATATGATGAATAATAATTGCCTGCATTATTTTCTCCTGTTTCAAAATTAGCACAAGAATTTTGATCTCCTGTAGGAACTGAATCTGGAGCATTTGCAGCACACCCTGAATCATCATCAATTTTAACCCAATGTCTATGTTTACCATCTAACGCTGTTTCTCCTGTAAAATTTAAAGTAAATTCTGCATCTACATCTAAAGATACTTCAGGAATATTAGGTTCTGCTAATGTAATAGTATTAGAGCCTCCTGTTGTACAACATCCCTCACAATCATATTTTAAATATCTACCACAAGCATTTATAGTACCATTTCTACCATCAGCAATAGCCCAACCACTTAATCCTGCAGAAGGTCTACCTAATCCAGTAGAAAAGAAATCAGTATTAATATCTCCAAAATAAGGAAGAATAGTTTTTTTAGGAACAAATGCTCCTAATTGAAATGTTTTACTAGTTGGAGTTTCATTTACTGTAACCCCATTACAAGCTGTAACATTAATGACTTTATTTACAGGAGAATTATTTACTTGATTTTGTAAAGCAGTTAATTGAGTATTTAATGTTTGTAGTTGAGTACAAAACGCAGATTCAGTATCTAAAATACTTTGTAATACTGTTAATAAAGAAGTTTTAACTAAATTAATACAAGGACTGTTTTCTACTAAACTTGACATATCTAATTGACTTTGGAGTATTCCAATACAATTATCAAACTTAGCAATTACAGATGTAAGTAATTCTCCATTAGTAATGGTATTACCATTACATATAATTAAATCAGGCCCAGAGTAATGAACTAATCCAGTATTGGTTTCTAAGGGGTTACAGTCTACACACATATTTTTTATTTAATTGCTTTACAAACTTATGAATAAATTTTAAGTTTTTAATTAGTTTTTTCTATTAAAAGAGTAATTGGTTTTA